AGAGCTTTACATGCTTGGACCTCTTTAGGAGGTACAAAGTATTTAGGATTAGGAACTACTTGGAAATATTATATTAGAGAAGGAGACAGTTACTCAGATGTTACCCCCATACGAAAGACTACAACTAATGGCGTTACTTTTTCTGCTACTGATGGCAGCTCTACTATAACAGCAACAGATAATGGTCATGGCTCAGTTATAAACGACTTTGTTACCTTTACAGACGCTGTTTCTTTAGGTGGATTAATAACAGCAGAAGTTTTAAATCAAGAATATCAAATAACATCTGTTACCGCTAATACATACACTTTTTTAGCCAAAGATACTGATGGAAATGAGGTTATAGCAAACAGTTCTGATAGTGGAAATGGAGGCTCTGGAGTAGATGGAGTTTACCAAGTAAATGTAGGCTTAGATGTTTATATTACTGGTACTGGTTGGAGTTCTGGTACTTGGGGTGAAGGAACTTTTGGCTCTACTACAGCTTTGTCTGCTACTAACCAGTTAAGACTTTGGACACATGACCACTTTGGCGAAAACCTTATAATAAATCCTAGAGCTGGTGGTATATATAGATGGGTAGAAAACGATGGCCTTACAACAAGAGCTGTAAATCTTTCTGCTGTATCTGGGGCTAATCTGGTACCAACATTAGGGTTACAAGTTATTACCTCTGAAAAAGATAGACATTTAATTGTACTGGGTTCAGACCCAATATCAGATGGAGCAAGGACTGGGACTATAGACCCAATGCTTATATCTTTTAGCGACCAAGAAAATGACTTAGAGTTTCAGCCTTTAATTACTAATACTGCTGGAGACTTAAGACTTTCGTCTGGTTCTTCTATTATTGGTGCTACAAAATCTAGACAAGAAATACTTATATGGACTGATACTGCGTTATACAGTATGCAGTTTGTTGGTCCGCCTTTTACATTTGCAGTTAATCTTATTAACGAAGGTACTGGTCTTATAGGACCAAAAGCGGTTATTACTTCAGCTCAATCTATTTATTGGATGTCTTCAACAAACTTTTACGCATATACAGGTAGCGTTCAAAAGATACCTTGTAGCGTTCATAATTACGTATATGGTGATATAAACTTAAGCCAATCATTTAAAATACATGCGTTTACTATTACTGAGAAGTCTGAAGTGGGTTGGTTCTATTGTTCAGGAAGCGCAACAGAAATAGACAGGTATGTTATTTATAACTACGAAGATAACGTTTGGTATTACGGTCAATTAGAACGACATGCTTGGCTTGATAGTGGTATTGAAAACTATCCTAGAGCTACTTATAACGGGTATTTGTTTGAACAAGAAGATGGCTTTAACGATGACGGTAATCCTATGACTAACGTATTTATTGAAAGCTCAGACTTTGAAGTGGGTGAGGGAGAGCAGTTTGCCTATATACAAAGAATGTTCCCAGACTTAAAATTTTTAGCTAATTCAGACTCAGGTAAGGTAAATCTTGTTATTAAAACTAGAAACAACCCTGGAGAATCTCTATCAACCAGTTCTACATCTTCTGTAGGCTCATCAACTGGACAAGTTAGTCTTAGAGCAAGAAGTCGTCAGGCTGTATTTAGAGTAGAGTCAGATGACGACTCAGACGGTAACGATAACGTAGGTTGGAGACTAGGAGCTACCAGATTAGATATTAAACCAGACGGCAGAAGATAGTGGCAAAATTATTAGAAACCAGTCTCCCGCTTGCTCAAGGGGAGATTTCTTCTGAAATTTTTAATAGATTAGTTAGGATTCTTGAGTTAAACTTAGGACAGTTCGACCCAAATCGAACGCCGCAGTTCAACGAAACAGAAATTGCGCAATTAAACTTTTTAGAAGGTGATGTAATCTGGAATACTTCTCAAGGAGTGTTGCAAGTTTATATAGGGAACAGTTGGACTCAACTACATACACCCAACTCACCCAATAATGGTTTTAAGGCTACAGCTTCTTTAGGTGCTGTTTCTGTTATAACAAAAGGTGATATAGCAGTAAATATAACAGTAACTTAAATTTTAGGATATTTTTATATGTTTGCAAAACAAAAGATACAGGAAGAATCATACAAGCTTAAAAATTTATTGCTTGGATTTCCTTCTGATTGGTTTGTTAACAAAGATACTCTAAAAAAAGCAAAAGCATCTATACCTAATATTGTAGATTTTTACAAAAGCCAAGGTACAGGCAATCCAAATAAATTGCCACTAGAAAGTGTCATACAAGAACCATTAAAAGATGTTTATACAGTTCCTTTGTTTTCTGACAAGTTTTGTAAAATATTATTAGATGAAATAGATAACATGCAAAAAGAATTTGCATTTGTACCAAATCCAGATGAAGACGAGCTAAGACAGATACCAGAGATAGTTCTTAGCGAAAAGTGTCCAGAACTATACGATTCCTTGATGCAAGTAGTTCAATCGCTTATTAATCCAATACTATTAACTATATGGAATCGCCACGTTACAGGCGGAAACATACAAATAGCTAACTACAATTTAAAAGATAAAAAACAAGGAGCTTGGCATCACGACGCCAGTTCAGACGTTAGTATTGTAGTCCCTTTAAATACAGGCGATTACAAGGGTGGAGGAACAGAATTTTTAAATAGAGGGGTTATAGAGCCATTACCTACAGGTAGTGGTTTGATATTTCCAAGTTATACACACATGCACAGAGGACTAGCAGTAGAGCAAGGAGATAGATATTTGTTGGTTTTTTGGTTAACATCTATAGATGAAGATATTAACAGCGAAGAAAATAAAGGGTAAAATTGTAATATGAATAGAATAGACAACAGCGGACAGGGATTAGCAAGGCTAGGACGTGACGAAGATAAATATATGGCTCACGTTGCGCCAAACGAAATGGTCGTACCACCTGTTATATCTCCAGAGACAAGAGCGCTTATAGAAGCGGAAATGAAAGCAGTAGGGCTTGACCCAAATGAATATACTGTTGGTGAAGGAATGTCTATCAATCCAATTACAGGTATGCCTGAATTTGGCTGGTTAAAGAAAACATTTAAGTCAATTAAAAAAGTGGCTAAGAAAGTAGCTCCTGTTATTGGACCTTTAGCAAATTTTATTCCTGGCGTTGGGCCACTTATGTCAGCAGCAATACAGGCTGGAACTACAAAATTAGCTGGTGGTAGCTGGAAAGATGCTTTAAAAGCAGGTGCTTTTAGTTACGGAGCAGGTAAATTAGCTGGAGGTATTGGTGGTTTAAAAGGCAAGCCAACAGGTGGTGGATTATTTTCTAAAATCAAAAGTGGTATAGGCAGTTATTTTAATCCAGCAGAAGGAGCAACAGGAATATTTGGCGGAAAAATTGGGCCAAGTATTAGGGGAGGTATTGGTAGTTTATTTAGTAACTTAACAGGCGGTAATCAGCAACCACTACCCGAGGGTCTTGAGCCAATAATGGGAACAGACCAGTATGGAAATACAGTATTGGAAGGATATAAAGATGCTGCGGGTAAAACATATACAGCTGCAGAAGGAATGTCTTTTATGGAAGCTGCAAACCCAGTAAAAAAATTCAATGGATTATTTGGCCCCGATAGTATTGCAGACAAATTATTTAACGTAGACCCAAATAAAGATACAGGACCTTTTAGCTTTCTTACTGGAGGAAATCAAGCAAGTGGAGGTTTAGGGGGCCTTGGAGGCAATCTAGGAGCAGCAGGTATAGCCGCTCTACTAGGTAAAACAGTTTACGACGCTGCGAAAGAAAGACAAGGTGGATTAGCTGCAACCCCAGCAGTAACAATGGATGCTCTTGGTAGATACTCTTTAGCTAACGCTTTAGGTACTGGAGGAACAAGAGAAGAGTTTGGTTTAGGACCAGCTCCATCTTCTTTAAAATTTAATATGGGTGGCCCAGTTCAATACTTTAGTCAAGGTGGCGCAGCAATTAAAGAATTAGATATGCGTGATGGTGGTGAATCAGCAGGTCCTGGAACAGGAACTTCAGATGATATACCAGCGATGTTAAGTGATGGTGAGTTTGTAATGACCGCTAAAGCTACACGTGGCGCAGGTGCTTTTGGGATGAATAAAACAAAATCAGGTATAGAGCTTGTTAAAGGTGGTAAAGCTTCTAGAGAAAAAGGCGTAGAAAACATGCGCGAACTGATGAATATTTTTGAGGCAATATAATGGCAGTTCAAAATTATGGTGCAAGTAATCAAGTAGCCCCAATAGCTACTGGCTTTACAAGAGATGATACAACAAGTGACCCTTACGTAAGAGAACTTTACTTTGGCGGCCCAGATAGTCCTGGAATGATTAATCAGGCGTATGCTGCTGCTCAAAAAGGATATTTAGATAATCCGTTTCAAGCTAAAGGCGTAGCAGGATTCTCTCCTTTTGCTAACAGGGCGATGGAAAATGCTTACTCTGGTATAGGTGGATACAGACCATATTTAGATTTTCAAGGAGATGCTTTATTAGAAGGTATGGGAACTCTTGGCACTCAAAAAGGTTTACTAGGTGAATCTTTAGAGGCTTATAGAAGAGCTGGAGAAATGCAACAACCATATTTATCTCAAGCAGAAATGCAATACGGAGCTGGGTTAGGCGACTTACAATCAAGCTTTGGTAGACAAGGACCATCAGCTAGAGACTTTCAAAGAGCTTCTTTAAGAGGATTTGACCCACGTTCTACAGCTGCTTATAACAATCCTTTTGAGCAACAGGTCGTACAACAAACAATAGATGACGTATTTAAACAAGGCGAAAAAGCTGATATTGCTCAAAGAGCTAGAGATATAAGCTCAGGCGGAGAATCTGCTTTTGGTTCTAGAGCTAGGCTTGGAGCTGAAGAAAGAAGAGCTGCACTTGGAAGAGGATTAGGTGAGGCTTTAGCTGGTATAAGGTCTAAAGGATTTGATACAGCTCAAAGCAGAGCTATACAAGAATCTCAATTTGGCAGAGGTGCCTTAGAAAGAGCTGGCGGATTTGAGGCTGGACTTGGTAGAGATATGGCAGGTGCTAGAAGAGGATACGCAGGCGATATGATGACTTTAGGCTCTAGAAGGGGCGATATAGCTAGAACTGCAGCAGGAGACATAAGAAGTGTGGCTGGAGACTTAGGCGGTCTTGGAAGAGATTACGCTTCGTACGGTAGCGATATGGGTAGATTAGGTGGCTTATATCAACAAATGGGTAGAGACGAAAGAGGCGAGTTAATGGACTACGATAGAATGTCTAGAGATATGAAGCAAGCTGAAATAGAT